GATAAGCTAATTCAAAATCACCATCTGGTGCAAACACCCACCAAAACAACCGTGGTACACTCGATAAATCCCATGTAAAACCTTTGGGGATAAATATCTTATCTCCATTGCTTAACATAACATCAAGTTCAACATCTAGTCTGTATTGCGGTCTAGAATTGTTTCCCCTTACTTTTGTCTTTGAGATTATGCTATATTCTTTTTGTAAGGAATTAATTGTGTTAAGTGTAATCATTTTAATATTATTTTTATTCCAATTTTTCCAGAATATCCAATGAATTTATTAGGCAAATCTCGCCTTTGTACAAATTCCGAGTCAAGAAATAATCCAATGCCTTTTGTAAAATACCAAGTGGTTTGCAGATTGGCTTGTGTGTGTAAGCCTGATAACTCATGCCTTATAAGCATACCACCTCCAACCGTAGCGGTGAAGTCAACATTCTTAACCCACTTATTGAAGGTGTAACCAAAATTTGCTGTCATTCTGTAAAGCTCGCCACCTTGTAAATCTGCATACTCTATCTCAGGTCGCATCAAAAAATAAGAACTTCCTTTTTGCCATTCTCTAAATTCGGCAGCAAGATTAACATTAGTTGTAAAGGCTCCATTACCTCTTTCATCTCCTACAAGTGCCAACCTTGCGTCTTGTGAAACGTTTAGACTTATGCCCTGTGATAAGCTTATAAAAGGTAAAAGTAATAATATGTAGCTGAGTGTTTTCATTTTATTTTGATAGTGTATAATCTGAAGCCCGTAATCCTCCGAATGTATCTCTTGAAACAACTTGCTGTATAAAGGCTTGCTCTATGCACCAGTCTTGGATATCTAGGTAGTCAGTAATTTCACTCGGAACACTACCTATAAGCTGATCAAACATTACGTTAGCCATGTCTCTAGGGATAGTTTCATAGTAATCCACAACGACGTGTTTTTTTATAACTGCAGTTGTGATGGTTTCGTATTCTCCTGTTGGATTTTCATCTTGGTCATAGATTTCACTTTGTGTTTCTATAAGCTTTTCAAATTGTTGCGTATAAACAACACGCCCCTTAAATCCTTGTGATAGCGGTTGTACTACAGTCATTTCTATAGTTGCAGGCATTTCGTTAACGTCTTTTTTTGGAAACGTTAATGAGTTAACCGCATCTGCAATGCTAGAAAATCGTTCTGCTTGTTGCTTCCATTGCTCGTTAGTGATGTTTTGTATTGTTGTAAGTTTCATTATTTATATTTAAGGATTAATTTCTAAAACTCTTGAAGCACTAAAAGGGGCAGCATATATTTTACCGTTGCTTGCTTTTTTTAAAATTCTATATTTACTACCACCGCTACCTAAATCATCACCAATTAAGGTTGTTGTTCCTGTAGATGGATCAATTTCTAAAACTTTTGAAGCAGCATTTGGTGCAGCATATAATTTATCATTATCCGCTAATTCTATATTTACATATTTACCGATGGCGCCACCTAAATCATCACCAATTAAGGTTGTTGTTCCTGTAGATGGATCAATTTCTAAAACTTTTGCAGCATTAAAAGGAGCAGCATATAATTTACCATTATTAGCTTTTTGTAAAGACCTATATTTACTACCACCGCTCCCTAAATCATCACCAATTAAGGTTGTTGTTCCTGTAGATGGATCAATTTCTAAAACTTTTGAAGCAGCATTTGGTGCAGCATATATTTTACCGTTGCTTGCTAATTCTATATTTACATATTCATCGTTTCCATTTAAATCAGCTCCAATTAAAGTTGTTGTTCCTGTAGATGGATCAATTTCTAAAACTTTTGAGGCCCTAAAAGGAGCAGCATATAATTTATCATTGCTAGAACTTATTATATTTAGATATTTAGCTGCTACGTTACCTAAATCATTACCAATTAAAGTTGTTGTTCCTGTGGATGGGTCTATCTCTAAAACCTTTAAAGCACTAAAAGGTGAAGCATAAATATTACCATTACTAGCTAAACTAGATGCATAATATTTACTACCACCGCTCCCTAAATCATCACCAATTAAGGTTGTTGTTCCTGTAGATGGATTAATTTCTAAAACTTTTGCAGCATTATAAGGAGCAGCATATAATTTACCATTATTAGCTTTTTGTAAAGACCTATATTTATCACCGCTACCTAAATCATCACCAATTAAAGTTGTTTCTCCTGTAAATGGATCAATTTCTAAAACTTTTGAAGCAATACGGGGTGCAGCATATAATTTACCATTATCCGCTAATTCTATATTTACATATTTACCGATGGCGCCACCTAAATCATCACCAATTAATTGCACTTTTTCTATGGATTCCATTAATCTACTCGCTGCTATAATTCCCATGTTCATATTATGCTAATTTTAAAGTTCCTAAAATTGTACTTACATCGCCTCCATCGGTTCGTATTCCAAAAAAGCAATGTTGTTCTGCTGTTTCTGCTAGAAATACCGAAGGCACGTTTAGAGTTCCACCTGATTCTGCTGAGAAAGTTATTTGTCCTGTGCCTCCTTGCTTGCCTTGAAATTCTAAGTTAGCAGCTAGTCCGTTAGGTACTACAACCGTACACGCATTAGAGAAGATTAAGAACTTATCTACATCGGTAGCTAATAGAATATAACTAGATGCTGTGACTGTTTTGTTTTCTTTGGTGGCTTGTTTTGTGTCTAGTGCAGCTTTAACCACTCTATTTTCTACAGGATTACTAGATGTGGAACTAAGGATTGTATCTATAGGCACAGATACATTTGTAGTCTCATTCAAAGATTCTAGATCACTTTCTTCTAACTGTAATTCACCAGATCCATAATCACCTGCTGTTCCTTTAAATAAAAAGCTTACAGTCTGGCCAGACACAATAGCTTTTAAGATGGTAGCACCCACGCTGGTAGCCTGTATGGATAAAGCTGGTGTTAAGCCGTTTACATAATCTATCAAACTGGTAGTGCCTATATCACCAAAATCTTCGGTAATTGTAGTATTCAGCTCTTCAAAATCTTCTACAGATTTTAATTTCTGGCCAGTTAAAAAAAGATTTAAAGCAGTTAATTCAAAAGCACCAGGTGAATCCCCAAAAGTTTGATTTCCTGCTACATTGGTAAGCTTAAAAAAGTAAATATTATTAATATTACCATTATCAAATTCAATGTATTTAATGTATCCCAGATTAGAAAATGCAAAGGTGAAAGGCGCAAACGCATTTATTTCTACTGCAGCATCTTCTGCTACATTAGTTCCCAACTCTGCACCCAGCACAGTTTTAAAACGTGATTCCGCATTAAGCAGATATTCAAAGTTTGCATTTATCTTTTGTGCTGCATCTCTGGCAGAATCCCCTGTGCCATCGTTTGCAGATGTTCCTCTATTTATGTTTTGTATAGCCATCAGTTATCGTAATCAAAGGTTTCTATAGTACTGTCAAATGTTATAGCAGTAGAATCAAAGGTGAAAAACTGCAGATCTTCTGGTGGCAATACAATTATTCCACCGTTAATGTCAGTAGTATAATTATCACCAAACCATATTTTTTTATTTAAACTCATGAGAATACATCAGATCTAGACTGCTCTGTTATAGGCAGATTTGTTAATGTTATATTACTATTAGATGTGTTACTGTTCACTTGAAATCTGGCTATACTTCCAGCAGTTTCATTATTAATAGAATTAAATATTTCTGCCCTGGTGGAGATTCTTACTACTACTGTATCATTCCAGTCCAGACTTAACTGAGCTTCATCACTTACAAATGCAAGGTCTCCATCTACCATATCAGACTGCGTGAAATCAAAATCAAAGACATCGGTGCCATTTTTTGTAATCTTTATTCTGGCACTTATATTACCAGGTTGATTAACATTGTTAGTAAATAAATCTATAAGGGCATTAAAGAGTAAAGTCACACGTTCACCAGTTTCAAAATCTGGATTTATTTCCAGCTGGTATTCAAAAATTTCAGTCATGAAGTAACCATCTTCACTTTCATCCTGTATTCTTTCCGTTTCAGTAAACACCAGCAAAGCTTCTGCAACTCTTATTACATTTACTTCATCAAAGGCCGTTAAGCCATTAGAATCGGTTACAGTTACTCTAAAAGTGTAAAAATCTGTATCTAGTGAATCTACTTCTGTATCTAAATTAGATGGATTTATGATATTAATAGTATCATCTGCCTGTATAATGGTCCACTGCACATCTTCTATAGTTCCAGAGGGTGCGCTGGCCACAGCACTTAAAAAAGATACGGAATCATTTATGCCTATAATTATATCATCACCAGCATCTACAAATGGTGGTATCAATTCTGAATTGACTCCCTGATACAGTAATTCATTTAGTAAGAAATCTGATGTGTTGCCATCGGGTCTCCAACTTAAGTTACTAGGACTAAAAAACCGCTGCTCATTAAAATACTTATACTTTATAATATCATTAAACTTCAGTGGTCGGTCTGTTGAACCTTCAAAAGTGAAGTGTGGTGTTTCATAGATTTTCTTTTCAATTTCGCCTACAATTTGCCCGTATCGCTCTTTCTGTACACCTATAAGAGCATCAGTCCACTGTGTGTTTTTAAGCCTGCTCTGTGTCTCCTCTATGTAGTTAGGAATATTAATGAGTATATGTCCTGTAGTAAATTCAGAAGGCACTTCAATCGCAGAGCCTTCACCATCTTCATAATTAAAAACTACAGTATTGCCATCTAACACCTGCCCAGTCGTGGTACTACCATTTGCAACGTGCAGAGCTTTAAAAGATTCAAACCTTAAACGATAAGCCAGAACTGCAACACGCAAAGGAATAATGGCATAAGTCACTCCATTTTCTACCTTGTAGAAAAACACTTCAAACCAAAAGCGTTTGGGGATCGTGCTTAGTTGTCTGGTCCTTTGCAGATAAAACGCTTCTGTAAATAGGGTAGGGTCATCTCCAAATCGAATAGTAAAGTCTGAGACATTAGATCCCAAATCTGTATTTTCTACCGTGTAGACTTCTTCTTTTACTTCTGGCACCACCTCAATAGTCAGCTCTTCAAACTGAGTACCTCTGTAACGTGTGGTCACAAAGTTACCGGTAGGCTCGTAGAACTTAAGATCCAGCAAGCCATCCTTTTCCGGTCTTACAAATAGCTCTACTTCTGCAGTACCATCATTATCATAGACCAGATAGGCAGGATCGTTTTTGCTTACATTTAGATTTGTGATTATTACATCACCATCTAGTCGCACTTCATATATTTGTCTATTCTGCCAAGTTCTTATCATGGCATCTGTTAAGACATCTTCTGGTATATCATCTGCCAAAAAGACTTTAACACCAAGATTGATTTTAATAGTCGCGTTTTTACGTACAAAGTATTTATCTCTAGTCGTAATAAATCTGTTGGTATCGATGTCGTCATCCAGATCAAATCTCCTGTACACCATTTTGCTTTCTGGTGGATAGATCTTAAGAAATTCATCCTTGTAGTTCCAGTGTTTTGCCAACCACAAATTATCTACCTGTCCAGAATAAACAACCCAAGGTCTATTGGTTTCCTGTATGTTATCTTTTGGAAACTCCATAGGATTACGCTCGTAAGTGACGACCGCTTCTTTTATACCAGGCACCATACTCACTTCTGGTGTAGCTAGTAATGGTATTTGCTTAATCGTTTTTTCTATGCTTTGCGTTCTTAAGTAAGTACCATTCATTTCGTAGACTTCATAAGTGACATTAAGCAACTGTTTCTTATTAAAGCCCTCTATATACCATCTGCCCTCACACTGGAAGACCTGGCACCGCATAGATTCCATAAGGTCCTTAAGCAACTCATAGGCATTGTCTTTCTGTTTGTCCCAGAGCAGTGTATCGACAAAGATTTTATTCCAGTCTGGCTCGTTTGCATTTAAAATAGCAGGAGAAAAGAACAGCTCGAGATCTACCTTAGTAAGCTTTAAGATTTCACACAGCACTTGCATGACTGTTTTCTCATCGTTGTAAAAGCTATCCGGTAGCTTTACTCCTTTAAGCAATCCTAAGCCATCCACCGCAGAGACTTGCACATAGAAAATAGAATTTCTGTAGGGCTCACGATAAGATTCTGGCAGCACGTAACCCTGCCAGACTATATTTTGATTTTCTGATATTCTTAAAGTTACCAGCCATTTCTTTTCGTCGAGTGTAAATAGTTCTATAAAGGTTGCATCTTCTGCTTCACCAGCTTCCAAAGAAAAGTTAAGCTCACTACCCACAATAGGCTGTGTCTTAGAGTCACCACCAAGCCAGTTAAGCTCAATCGCATCACGCTCTGCATAATGCAAGATGAGATCATCTTCCACATTATCAACATCCTGTATGTGTATTTCGTAATTAGCCACGTCTATTTCTATAATTGGTTGCTCTTGCGTTCTGCAAGATGATGTCCTGTCCTTTTATTTTTCCTTCTACTCGTATGGATCTCATATCCCCACCAACACTGTCACCTAACATAGTTTTTAGCTTATCCAACGGAGCGATTACTTCTGGATTTGACCGAGCTCCGGCATATTCCCCCATCATACCTATCGTTGGACCACCTACAATACCACCATCTGCAAATTTTGGTATGGAAGCAAAAGCTGCCAAAACACCACCCACAGCTGTAGCTATAAAAGCTGGCTGTGTAAATACTGCAGCAGGTCCTGTACCTACAGCAGATTGTGTAGCACCAGCAACTGCATTTGCTATTGCATTACTTAATAGCATACTAATAAGCTTCATAATGGTAGAAGCCATGTTTTTTACAAACCCTTGAAACCCACTATCTGCTAACTCTAAGCTAGCTATCATTCTACTACTCATTCCTTCAAAAGCGGCACCTACTTCCGAACCTACGATTTGTGCTCGTTCTCTTAATAAGAGAAGTTGTTCATTAAAGGCTGACATCTGAATGAGATCGTCTTCTGATATTAGATCACTACTAATGTTTCCAATACTTTCTGCGCCTTGAGTTTCTAAAGTTGATGCACTTTGCACCTGAGCACGACCACCAGAACCTTGACCAGATAAACCAGCGCTAAGTTGTCCAGAGGCCTGCTCAGAAACTTTGACGTTATCGACAGTAACATCTGCAGACAATTCTAGTTTCTTACGACCAGCGATGTTGTCTAGAGAATCACTAATGCTTTCCTGCAGACCGACTTTAAAGTTATCTACATCACTACTGAGTTGACCTAAAGTCTTTTTAAAGTTCTTTTGTGTTTTTGCCAGATTCTTACCCAAAATCTCAGGCAGTTGTGAGAAGTTTCCAGTGATGATGGCCTTAAAGGCTTCACCAAATAGTGAGAATGTAGCTTTTGTTTGTGTCCACCATCCCGATATAAGCGTTCCCAAGCCATTAAAGACTAGCTTTGCTGCCTGGAATAAGATTTTAAACTGTAGTGCTATTGCTTCTACACCCACACGTACAATGACAGATTCATTATACAGATCTATAAAGTAATTGGCAATGTCCAGTACTGTTTTCTTAATTGGTTCCCAGTGCTTATAAATAGCTACTCCTACAGCGACTATAGCTGCAACAATTGCCAGAATAGGAGCAGACAGTGCACCAAAGGCAGCAATCAATCCGGGTATAACGGTGGTCATTAAAAAGCCTAAAGCAATTAATACAGGCCCAATAGCTGCAGCTAAACCAGCTATAACTACAATTGTTTTTTGAATGCTAGGAGATAGCTCTTTAAATTTTGCAATAACATTAGCAACAAAGTCAGCAACTTTTCTAACTACAGGAGCCAACACTGTTCCTATAGAAATAAAAGCAGATTCTGCAGCAGATTTTAACCTCAGAAAGCTACCTTCTAGAGTGTTATCCATTATAGCTGCCATTGCTTTTGCAGACCCAGCAGCGTTTTCAAATTCTTTTGTGAAGCCTTTGGCTGCCTCTTGGTTTTCAGCTAAGACCGTGGCAACTGTAGCACCACGTTTTCCAAATAAATCCATAGCAGTCACATTCTTATTTGTGCTGGTATTAATCATATCCAAAGCTTCTTCCATAGTAAGACCAGCCTTAGCAATATCTAGAAAGATATTTCTTAAGCCAGTTCCTGCAGTACTTGCATCTAGACCATTATTGGTTAATACGGCAAGCATTCCTGTAGTAGTCTCTATACTTTGCCCTGCAGATTTAGCAACCGGTGCTACAGTAGCCATAGCAGTTTGGAATTTGGTAAGGTCTAAAGCAGAACTAGAAAAGGACTTCGCCATAACATCCACAACACGTCCTGTTTCGCTTGCCTGTAAACCAAAACCTTGCACTGTAGATGCTGCGACAATTGCAGACTGTGCTAGATCTTCACCAGAAGCTTGCGCAAGTGCCAGTGTAGCTTCTGTGGCATCTAATATTTGGGAAGGATCGAATCCTAGTTTTGAAAATTCTAACTGAAGTCCAGCAACATCTGTAGCTGCAAAACGTGTAGCAGATCCTAGATCTTCTGCATTTTGTCTTAATGCTGTAAGTTGTTCTGCAGTAGCTCCAGAAATAGCAGCAACCTTAGCCATGGACTGCTCAAAATTTGCAAAGGTTTTTATGGCAATGGTGCCAAGGCCTAAAATGGGAGCAGTAAGCCCCATAGTAAGGTTTTTACCTACACTCGTCATTTTTTTTCCAGTAGACTTTAGGGTCCTTTGCACATTCTGCATCTGAGAAGAAAACTGCTTTAAGTCAGCATTAAATCGTATAGAAATCTTAGCTAAACTGCTCATGGACTGCGTTTCAGTATCTCCCAAAAGTAGAAGAACAACTCATTTTTATACTCCAACATTGTTCACTTTAAAGCACAAAAAAAACCCCTCGTAAAAGGGGCTTTTCCTAACAAACAAAAAAGAAAACAAACTAACCATGAAAATAAAATGTAATCACTTTCCTTTTTTCTTATCAATCTGTGACCAGTAGTCTTTTGGTGTTTTAGCTGTAATGGTTTTGGGTTGTAAATCCCATTTCAGTGGGTACATTTCTTTAAGAGATTTCTTTTTATACTTTTTTTCCAGATGTGGAGTGAGCACGGTTACTACCAGTTCCCGATGCATCTCCCAGCGTTCTCTTACCTGCGTTTCTTCATACCGTTCAAATCCTTTTATTTTGTTTGCAAAGGCTCTAGGAGTTGTCTGATAAAATTCATCCTCAGACATTTGTAATATACCCAGCGCAATTTCTTCCAGTTCATCCCAGGTTATTTCTTTTTGGCTTTTGTTCTGGGAGGTTTCTTCTGGCTCACCTTTTTTTTTCCGTTTTCTGCTCCAGGAATAGATTTTACAAATTCATCCATGACGATTTGCAGTTTTTCCGCATCTTTAAACATGACTTCCTGCAAAATCTCATCTCTTTCTATAGTTTCTCCACCTGCGTTTTCAATACCAGCGTTTACAAGGTCGCCAATCTTATTGAGTGCGTCAAATTCTTGCTCTTTGTCCATATTGGCAAAGCTTTCATTAAAGACTTTAATCACACCCTGGATGCCTTTCTGGTTCCAGTATTCACCTAGCAGTCTAAAGGCACCGTAACCATATTTAAGCGGATAACTCGTACCCGCTATGTTTATAGTCTTCATAGGCCTATGTTATTGGTAAAGTTACTTTTCTCAACTTGGTAGAACCTTGTAGAGAAATAGAAGCTGTTCCATCTTCTTCTACAGCTGCGTTCATTTCCAGCGACTCTATAATACATTCCCCTTCAAACATAAAGGTAGCATCACCCTCAGTGGGTACAAATTCAATAGACACATTTTCGTCTACATCATTGTCGTATAGGTCAAATAAAGCCCCAAAGTCATGCGTTTGTGTACCATCACTCGCATACACAGCAAGTGCAGAAGCAGAAGCAGTCCAGGACTTTTGTCCTTTTGCTCTTTCGATACCATCAGTATCTTTTGTAGATCGCTCACGGATCTCTCGGTTGACAGTCAGGCTACATTCTGTAGCATGATAAACTGTTTTCTCATCTAGTGTAAGTCTTAGATTGCCATCAATTACTTTTTCTCCGGCCATAATTTCTAGGTTTTAAAGTTTAAATTCATAATTAAGTGTACAAAGGGCTTCACGGCCATCGGTATAATTGTAGCCAGATTCACTTCCGCGAAACTTCCATTTGTATTCAGATTCATCTATCGCTTCTATAATAGTGTCAGCGATAATAGTTGCAGCATTTAGGGATTTATTATAAACAAAGATTTCTACTGCATACTGCGAAAGCTTATTTTTTGTGATATAGCCTTGATTTGTAATTTTAAAGTTTGCAAAAGGAACCTTCTGTTCCTGATTCGCCATATCCCAAAACACATCAGCATCAATCACTGCTTTAATAGCAAGCAACTGCATTACGGTATTTACATGTTTTGCTGCTTTGTTTATCATGATTTGCTGAGTTTATCGATTTGTTTTTGCACGAACTTTGTGACTTGCTTTTCGTATTTAGCTGTGAGCGTAGATTCTCTGCTTCCATAAATTCTATCTCTAGCATCGCTCACTACCGTATTGATTCCTTCACGAGATCCACGTCTAGTAGATCCAATCTCAGTTCCTTTGGCCACGACCATATGCCTATAATAACCGCCTTTTTTACCTTTGGTAGAAGGTCTTACCACTATTTGCGGATTCCCACCTACTTTTCTACCTGGTACAGTTTCTTTACTAACAGACTTTTTAAGGTTTCCGGGGGGATAAGTAGACCCAAAACGCTGTGTTGTTCTGTTACTTTGTGGCAAAGCATCTCGATAAGCACGAACTAAAGGTGTGGCCAGTTTACGCTGAATCTTTAAGACTTCACGTCTGGTCATCTTGTCATCCAGTTTTTTAATCTGGATCTTTAGCTTATCAAACCCTTCAATCTTAGTTTCCACGTCTGGCACATTTAAGTTTCAAAAATCGGTTTCTTTGCTGGCCTGCGAGTTCTACAGAATTGATCTGGTAGTCTCCATCAAAGTCTCTTACAAAATACTGCTGCCCATTGGTAAAAACATCTGTGGTGAATCTTACTGTGTAAGCCACCACACCCAGACCTATTACTCTGCCATCAGAATCATCTTCACTTCCCTGAAACTCATCTCTTTTAGCATACATGACTTCCTTTACCAATGTTTCGGTATGTTCAGCTTCACCTGAGTCGGTCTTTACAGTTGTGTTTTTATACAACTTCACCTTCCTGTTTAACTGTCCGGGATGTATGTAGCCTGAGGTTTGCATCTAGTAAGTTCTTCTGTAGGGTCTTAGCACATTATGTGCTGCCTGGTTGTTTTTAATCGGCATATTTTCTCTGTAAGTGTCGTTGTGAGCAAACAAGAGTAAACAGGCTCTTTTTATATCTTCTGGCACATCTGCAGTAGTGTAACCCAAATCTGCAGTAATGAAGATGCGATTCCCGAAATCGTCGGGTTGTTCCATATCCATGTACAGAATCTCGCTTTCATAATTGTAAGCATCAGAGTCTATGTTTTTAAGGTTTCCAAAATTGTCTTCATACTGAAGCTCTACAATGTTGCCTATAGGAAAACGTACCTTAAAATTATAGAACCATCCTTCTACAATCACTTTTGCACCGCTTCTTTGCAGGACCGGGTATTCCAGATAGTTTTCAATTTCAGCAGTGGTGGCATCCAGAAATATTTGTAACAATGCATCTTCATCATCAAAATCTATTTTTGAATTTGCTTTGGCCTGATCTAGTGTCACTATATTGACACCAGCTTCAGGTTTACCATATTTTAAGCTGAAACTGTTCATAAGTATTACTTTATGATTCTACCATCTTTGTTGTCTTCAATTTCTTTAGCCTGCGATTCATCCAAGATCACAGTCATTCCACGGTGTTGTGGCAGACCGTATTTTCCTGCAGCATTGTCACAGTCTATTTTTACTTTGACTTTACTTTCCTTTTTAGAAGTTTTTTTATTAGCCTTAGACTTTTTTTGGTCTTCAGCTTTTTTAGCTTCTCCGGTCGACTGTGTGTTTACATCTACATCTTTAATGTCTTTGTTTTTATCTTCTGACATGACTTTTATTTTAATAATTACGCTGAAAGGGCTATTGCTAGCCCAGTCAGCATAATGAAGGTTTATATAGTTATAAAGCTATTCTTAGCGAAAGCATTTGGCTGTGCAATTTCTACACCTGCGTGAGCGTTAATCACCAATCTTATGGCATTGCTCAATGATGCAGAGTACGGATCTTCCAGCAAGGACACTGCGCCCCACTCACCGATGAACAACTTAGAGAAGTCACCGTAAATTAAGGATTCATTTCCAGATAGTACAGGCACAAGTGATGTGGCAGAAGCATTAGAACCGTTAAGCTCATTTCTACTTTCCATTACAAAACGTCCAGATCCAGCATCTTTCTTTGTACTCATATACGCAGCTCTTAACTGTGGAGACATAAGGTAAGCTCTAGACAGCTCTGTTGCATCTTCTGCATCTACCAATCCCATAAGCTCAGTGACGTGTTCCCAAACTGCAGCTTCTGCTGTTGTTACACTAGAAGTTTTCACCCCGGTCTTGTTCAAAATACCTTCTGGCTCATTGTTGGTACCAGGACCATTAATAGCTGCACTATTCAATGAAGTGTCGTAAGCTCTTAAGATCATTTGTCTTACCAAGCTTTCTACATCTGGAGAGGATTGCAAGATTAAACGTCTAGAGATGTCCACTGCACCACCAAGTCTTTCTGGACTTAACTCTGGTCCTTCAAAGTTTTTGTCTTGTGGTGTAATGGCAGCATTCTCTGCTAACCACTGCATAGTGTACTTTTGTCCTACTGGTAATGGAATTGATCCACCAGTAAGGTTGCTCAATCTTGTGGCCCCAAGAGACTCTAAGAATGTTGCTGGTTGAAACGGCATCTGCACTCTTGGTGTATCTTTTACTACCAATTCACCACCTTTGGCACCAGAGTCACCAGTTACAGACTGTGCTCTTAAGGCACTCATAGGAATAGTAATTTTAGAATCGTCTGGTGTTTCTACACCTGCAGCACGATTGGCCTCAATTCCAATTTCATTCAATTCTTTTTCTGCACCATCCAAAGGTCCCCTAGTCCTAAAGGCTTTTGTGATCGATGCACGCTCGATGATAGAACGCTTTTCAGCTTCTTCACCTTTTTCAGCTTTACCGCCTTTGCGTTCACCTTTGGCTTGTGCAGCTCTTTTTTCAAAGGCTTCAACTTGACGTTCTTCTTCAATTTCAGAATCGAGAGATTCAATTCTTTTTTGAAGATCAAAGAACTCGCTTCTTTGTTTTTCAGTGAATTTTCCATCACCTTCTTTTCTAGACTCTGCTAGGTTGTTTTGAGCTTCAAGTTTTGAAGCTCTTTCCTGTTGCAACTCTGCAATCTTAGACATAACTCTGATTTTTATTGATTAATAATTGAGCTTCAAAAACATCAAACTTTGACGCTCTTTCTTGGTTATCATCCTGGTCTTCATCTTCAGACCGATCTGATGTATTGGTTTTATATGCTTTCTGGATCTCTTCCAGATTATTATGGTTTCTTGCTAATGCATCTGGATTGGAATTAAGGGCCACTACAGACCATTCCATTAATCGTTGTTGCGTGAAATACAACACATCTGGATCTTCATCCAGTTCTTCCAGACCGTAACGCCCATCTAATATTTCAGCAGAAATAGAAGCCCCACGAATGATTTCGTTTTTGACTTTATTAAAAATCTTTTCTGCCAAAGGATTGTTTTCTGCAGCTTCAAATCTTACTCGACCGATTAGCATTCCATCTTCCACAAACACTTCTGATGTACCTATGACGTGATCTGCATCCGTATGGTTGTGATTGTAGCATACAATAGGATTGGTCTCGTAACGGTCCATCATCCAGCCATCGGCTTTAAATACCGTTTTGTAAGTGTCCACCGCTTCTGTGGATATGATGAACTCTGCAGTTCTTTCTGCTTCGTTTACACTTTCTGCACGTACCTGTGCATTTCGTGTTTGTATTTTATTCTGGATTTTCATCTTGCACAAGTTTTTTAAGTTGTTGCTCATTTAAGAGGTTAGACATTTGTAGGAACTGATCGCCATCATCATAAGGATTCATGCTTTCCAATTTTCTTATTTCGTTGGGAGTCATTGCTTTTAGGAATACCATAGACTTGTAGTATTCTGCTCTGCTTTTTGGATCGACTTGCAGTAAGATCTTAAAGTTTTGATCTATACTGATGTTTTGATTTTTCTCATTATCTGTAAACAGCTTTGCATCAAATTCTTCTTTGATCTTTTGAGCCAGAGGTTTTACAGCAGTTTGCAGATATTCCTGCTCCATTTGAATTAATGAATTGTAACCACCCTCACCCTTTATATTTAACTTATGATTTGGCACGTGCAACCATCTAGCAATGTCTTCGATACCGTTGGCATAGGTTTCAATAAATTTTGATTCTTCAGGATTGAGTCCTATTTTCTTATACTTCATCGTTTCATCTAGAACCGCTGCCCGATGTTTGTTCATTGTGGTCATTCGTTTTTCAAACGCAGAACCGATAGCATCTTTAGCTTTAGAATCTAGTTTCTTTTCAGTTTCGATCACACCATACGTCAATCCCTGATCTTCCAATGAAGATGATCCAAATTTTTGCGCATTAAGGGTAGTACCCATATTATCCGCTGCAAATTCTAGAATCGATTTGCCTAGTTTTCCATCAAAAGAAAAGCCAGGTACATGTAATACTTCATGTGATTTGTAAGTATTTTCTTTGTATAAATAAAACAACTCATCGTTATAATCAATTACCGTGACCAGGTTATGGTTCCAAAAGTCTAAACCTATAAGTTTGCCGTTGTCATCACGAATAATGCCTGCAAAGTAGTTACCTCTTAGCAGGACCGTAGATGCGATCAAATGTTTAAAATTGAAAGGAGTCTGGTAGTAGTTAGCCTTTTTGTTCAACAGTCCATGCACCGCATGACTGTCCAGAACCTCGATAGTGTCTTCTGTTTTTTGTACTACCGAATGTGGAAGGATTGCAATAGAGTTGGCAATCTTATCTACACCAGAGTAAAATGCAGAAATCGTCAGTGAACTTCTTACATTGACTTTCTTTGCCGACTGCGTAAGGTTAGCGTACCCAAAAGATGGATAGGCACCCAGTAGGGTTGGAGTGCTTACAACAGATCTTAATGCATTTTCAAAAACAGACATAGTGTACTTATCTGTTTCAAAACTAATAGCATGATGCCTTTAAGTACTCCAACAATGTTCACTTTGTGAAGTGTATGTTGAATAGTGAGTAGTATTTATTTTTTTTCATTATTTAAGCCGTATCCATCTGATAGTTCTTCCGGATAATGGTGTCTAGTTTATTTTGCATGTCCTGGATGTATGTTGTTTTATTAACCAGCTTGGATGCGTTAAATACTTTATCCACCACAGGATCTAGTAGGTGTTGTAATTTTCTGCTTAACTCATGTATCTGCTTAGCCTCTCCAGATTGTGTTTCTGTTTCAAGTTCGTCTGCCAGCATTGTTGCTAAAACAAATATTTTATGATTTTTAAGTCTTTGTTTTTTGTTCATGATTTTTATTTAAAAAGGATTAAGTACTGTATCTAGTTTGATCAAATGCTTTTTTAATCGGGTGAGGGTATAAAATTTGCTTCTAATGTTATAGCCTATAGATCCACCCTGCAGCACTTGTTTTAATTCTTTGCCACGTTTTCTATTAAAGCATTTTCCACACCGAGTAAATCCATACTCGTCTGCAAAGTCCAAGACCCAAACCAAAGTATAAGTGACAGTTATTGCTTGCATTGCTGTTTTGTTTTGTTATTCATATCCGTTGTTGTTAGTTATATGCCTACTTATATTTGTCTTTAATTGCAATGGTATGGGTAATGAAGTCTGTTCTATCCAAAAAACCAAATTCATAATTTTGAATGT